CCTGTTCCTTCTGTAGACAACGCCTACTGCGTTCCTACCGTCGATCAGAACTATCAGTCCGAGTCTTTCCTTGTACCTGCCATTCAAGCAATTGCTGGCGGCACCTACGACCCGACAGTTGGCGGAACACTGGGCCCCGTGAGCACCTTTACCTTTGTGGGAGGTAGCGGCTACAGCAACGGAACATACACGAATGTTTCTGTTACGGGTGGTACCGGATACGGAGCCACTTTTGACCTGACCGTGGCTGGTGGCATTGTCACCGGTTGCACCCTGAACAAAGCTGGCTGGGGTTACACCGTTGGTGACTCTCTGACCGTGGCTGGAATCACTCTGGGCGCTGGTACTCTGTTCGCCATTACTCTGACTGCTGTTGATACCTCACCTACGGGATCGCTGGCTAGCGCTACCCAGTATGTGATCAACAACAAGAACAATGTTGGCTCAAGCACAGATTCCCTTCAGGCGGCTCAGGCCACCCTTGTGGGTGTGTACTTTGACGTTGTTGGGGGTTCAGGCTTTGCTCCAGATGGGACAACACCGGTGGTCGTTGGTGATCGCATCTCCGTAACTTATGACGGCGTTAACTACGCATGGCTCGTAACCCCCGCTGCCTCACTGGGTGGTGACCTGAGCACTGCTGGCCAAGTCTGCTACTGGTCACAAGTGGAGATGGTATTCACTCCCGAGCAAACCCCTGCTAAGAACCTATGGCGCTTCGACGCCGTGACCTCTACCGAGCTGATCGATAATGCTCTGCGCGGTGTGGGCTTCAACGGTGTTCCTCAGGCCGTTTTCGTGGAAGCTGGTGTTGACAACGTGAACCGTCTGTATGACGACTCACAGCGTTACTTCAACCCCTTTGGTTTCATTGCCTACTACGGTCCTTGGATCGATAGCAACCCTGACTCCGAAGAGGTCTGGCTACCGCCTTCACCTTACGTGACTGGTGTTGCCGTTCGTCGCTACCGCGCCGAAGGTTATCAGTTCCCGCCCGCTGGCGTCAAGTACCAGCTGGCTGGTGCCTACAAGGCTCAGATTCCCATCAACTCGGCTCAGCAGAACCTGCTCAACCCCGACGGTTGCAACGCGATCCGCACCCTTCCCGGATATCCTCAGACTTCAGTCTTCATCTGGGGTGGTCGCACTCGCGTCAACAGCAAGGATGCTCAACAGCGTCTGTACCAGTTCGTCAACACTCGTGTTATCCTCAACGTGGTGTATGGCTCTCTGCGTAATGCCTTCGATAACCAGATCTTCAATGTTATCGATGGTTTCGGCGTGATCTACAACCAGATCATTTCGATCGGCAACAGTGTACTGAACCAGCTGTATGTTCGTGGTGCCTTGTTTGGTAATCGCCCGTCAGACGCCTTCCAGGTCATCTGTGACGAGCGCATCAACCCGCCCACCGACCTTGAGAATGGTATCGTGAACGCTAAGGTGTTCGTGACCCCCGTTCCGACACTGGAGCGCATCCAGATCGACCTCATCCGTGTGGCAATCGGCCAGATGCAGAAGGAACTGGATTCCCAAGGATTGGGACAGAGTAACGCCTAATGAAACTAGAGAGTCAAACAATGTATAGGGATCTGAATCTACGGGTACCCGAGGCTCTCTTTTTTCACCTGGAACTACAAGCTGAGGAGCAGGGTGTTTCCCTCGAAGCATTCTGCTTCTCTCTCCTTTCCGGGCAGAAACAAGAAGATTCGCTGGTTGAACCGACCTACTATCAGTCGATGACTTTAGATGTTTTGCGTAAAGAGATTCGTAAAGTCATAGAAAGTGAATTACCTAAAGAGGAGGTTCGCAAGCGTGTGAATGCCCTTGAATTTCAAATCTCCCGTAGATACATCCGATGAGTGACCCTACCGTACTGTCCCCCTCTATTAGAGGAATTACATATCCTTTGACAATAGACGGTGGAAATCTCTCAACTAGCACAGACTACGCTCTTATCACTCAACAGATTCGAAGTGTAGTGGAAACACGTTATTTCGAGAGAGTTATGAGGGCTGACTATGGTATCGGGGACTATGTTTTGGAAGTCTTAGACCCCGGTCAAATTAACTCGGCCATTCAGTACAGCATTTTACAGAATGTCTCCGGCCTTACCGACCTTAGTGTAACTGGGGATTGGAGAACAGAAGGGGACGACGGCCTATACAGGGTGTTCATTCAGTACTCTGTCAACGGGGTCCCTCAGCCTCCCCTTAACTTCACCCTGGCCAACTAACCGGGTAAAACTAACCAACATAGGGAAAATCACGAGAGACTTGGATGGCACAAAGATTCAAGACAGCACCAGTCCCTTCGGGTGAAGTCGCAAGGTACACAAGCGACCCGTATAATCTATCGTCCATCTACATGTTCGGTAGCTCCTCTCCCTTTACAGGGCAGGGGAACACCATTGTGCGCCCGAATGATGATCTCCTCATCCAGAAAGGCGGAAACCGGGCGCTTGTTGTATACCAACGTCTGCTTTACGACGAACAAGTCCAGGCATGCTTTCGTAAGTTAATGCAGGAAGTGACCTCGCGCCCCTGGTATGTTCAGCAATACTCAGATAAGCCAGGAGACCTGGCAGTCCGGGACTTCGTTGCAGAAGTTCTGGAAGAAATGAACATAGATGATATTTACACAGGGATGGCCGAGTGCCTGATCTCCGGATTCTCCGTTGGGGAAATCATGTGGAAAAAGACGAAGCGTGGTGTGGTCCCCTTCGACGTTCGCATGCGTGATCAGCGCCGTTTTGTTTTCCAAGAGTCCGAAGATGCCCAAACCGGATTCACAATGCGCTGCCTTACCTTCAACAGGATGTTCGAAGGTGTGGAGCTCCCGCAGCGTAAATTTATCGTCAACCGCTACTGGGTTTCGCACAATGGTGACCCTTACGGTGCTTCTTTGGGTCGGATTCTTTACCCTCTTGTTAAGTTTAGGCGCCGCGCCATCGAATCATATGTCCTCTACGGCGACCGTTACGCGACGCCGACAGCTGTTGCTAAAGCCCCACTCAGCGCAAGTACTCGAGAGCTGGATACACTCTACGGACACTTATCCAATCTCTCACAAGAAACGGCAATGATTCTGCCGGAAGGCTACGAACTGGAGTTCGTTGTCCCCTCCGGATCTCCCGAGGTTTTTAAAAATCTCATCGACTACATTGATCGCGAAATATCTTTAATCATTTGCGGCGAAGATGAGGCGGGTCAGGCCGAGGCAGGTTCTCGCGCATCTTCCCAAGTTGCAAACACAATCCGCGTGGTGCGGGCGAGTGAAATCTCCGAGATGCTCTCCAAGACCCTTACACAGACCCTGGTAAGGTGGATTGTTGACTTAAACTTTGGAATTGACGTTGCGGCTCCTTCCCTGACCCGGGAGTTCCGCATTGAGGAGTCACCCCTCACAATGCCAGACGTATCTCTTCTTATCCAGTCTGGGTACACCCCCCGTAAAGAGTGGATTGAACGCCACTTCCGCGTGGAGCTCGAGCAAAAAGACCCGGCTAAGGCAGAACAGGAGGAAGGCACTAACTTTGACCCTCAGCAGGACCAGGATCTGTTCGGGTCAATCTTTGGCGGCCAAGATGAAGGTGGCGCGGCTACCTCTGGCCAGGAACAAGCAGCAGCGCAAGACATTCAAAAGGCGGCGGATGTCATGGAGACACCAGAGGGTGCAACCCCTGAGGAATCTCAAGCAGACGCAATTAGTGAGCCCACTCCAGAGGAGCAACTGGGGGCAATCGAGGACGGCCAAACTGGCCCTGAAAGTGAACTCGACGAGGAACTGGATTTCCTGTGGGACAATGAGCCCGAGGAAAGCATCTCGGAGGAGGGTGATAAGCCTTTCGGTAAAGACAGAATTACCGAAGACGAGGCGGTAGAGATGGATAAAAAGTAGGGTAAAACCTGAACAATGGGTCACTAATAAACACGGTGTTTACCAAACGGATTCACGTCTTTAAATCGGGGGATCAGACTTCCGCCCAAGGTGTTCAGAGAAACTTCTCTGAAAAGGACCTTCAGCAGGTAGTCGACACCTACAATCCCTCAATCCACGAAGCTCCACTTGTAATCGGCCATGCCGGCGACAACGATAGCACACCTGCCTACGGTTGGATCAAAGGATTCGCCAAGCAGGGTGGTAACTTGTATGCCGACGTTGCTTTTACAGATACCGCTAAAGATTTGGTGAAGGACGGGCATTACCGAAAGGTATCGATCTCGTTCTACTCACCTGACTCAGCGATTAATCCCCATAAGGGAAAGTGGAGTGCTCGCCATCTTGCCCTGCTGGGGGCTTCTCCTCCGGCAGTAAAAGGATTAGAACCTTTTTCCTTCTCGGAGGTGGAGGGGGTCTACGACTTTGCCGTAACTCTCGCCCCTTCGGACATCTTTGATGATGAGCTCGGACCGACGTTAATCGTCGAGAAGAGCCCTCTCGAAATGCTCCGAGAGAAGCTCGATGCTGTCCGCGAGGATGTCTCGAGTGCGGTAAAGGAACTGCAAGGTAACCAACAAACACAACCTACCGAGCAAGTGGAGGATGTTGCGGCTTCTTCGGTGACTCAACAACCGGAGACAGCTCAG